CCTGCGGGGCCTGCGGGGCCAGTCTCGCCAGGGACACCGCCGAACGAGACGCAGATTTGGTACGTGTTGTTCTGGACGAGGTTCCCTTGGTCAACGGTGCCCTCGAAGCAGAAGTGCGTGCCGTTGTCTGTGATCGTGCCAATCGTCATCGAGAACGTCGTCCCGATGATCGCGACGGTCATGCCGACTGTGAGTTTCGCCAACTCTGCCGACTGGTCAACCGTGTCCACATCGACGTTGTTCATGCACAGCGTGGTGCCGTCGAATGTCGCGATGCCAGCCAACGCCGGGTCGCCGCCTGCGGTCAAGTTCCAGTTGCCGCACAGACCTTCTGGGAACTCGCCAGGAGCACCAGTCGGGCCGTCGTCACCAGTAGGTCCGGTTGGGCCGGAAGGACCTGGAACGGTGGAGTCAGCGCCGGTCGGACCAGCATTGCCTGTGGGGCCGGAAGGGCCTACGACACCTTGGGGGCCGGAAGGACCAGCGACACCTGTAGGACCGGAGGGGCCAGGGGGGCCGTCTGTTCCGGTAGGACCGGCAGGACCGTCTTGCCCCGGAGAACCGGTGGGGCCGCCAGGACCAGTCGGGCCTGCATCGCCGTCGAACCCTGGAGGGCCTTGCGTGCCTGTGGGGCCATCCACGCCTGTCGGACCTGCATCGCCTGTGGGACCCGCTGGACCGGTTCCCCCGTCGAGTCCATCCGAGCCAGTCGAACCCGTAGGGCCGTCCTCGCCAGTCGGGCCAGTCGGACCGGGGATTGGATCGCCAGTGATCGGACCCAAGTCAACCCACGCACAGCATCCCGTCTCAGGGTTGTGCGTCAAGATGTATAGGCGGTTCGTCGTGGTCGAGAAACCAATCGTGCCCTCGGGCGGGCAGTTCTCAGGCTCATCAACCTCGGCTTGCCAATCGAGGAATGTGTCGTTGCGCTCGATGTAGGCGTTGTCGCCGGACGTAGTGATGAACGGGAACACCTGCGGGACGGTGTTCCAGTCGGGAGGCAACACGAAGTCGTCAGCGTTGTGGATGAGGTCGGGGCCGAGATTCGATGGAGTGAAGTTGAACGAAACGATGCGACCGTCGGAATACGGGGCGTCTCCCGCCTCACGATCACCGAGCCATATCTCGTTCAGGAGCGGAACACCGAGCGATGTAATCGTTGTGATCTGCGGGGCACCGTTCGGCACCCACAGTTGGGAAACGGCGTCACGCAGGTACCACTGAATCTGGCCGATGCTTCCGTCGTAGACGGCACGGTGCCAAGTGAACGTCTCGGACGCCACGGTGCCGGGCATGTTGAACGACTCAGACGCCACGCCATCGCTGATCGTCAAGCCGAGGCGGCTCGTCTCTTTGTTGATCGCCAACTGCCACTGAGGCTCGCCGTTGTCCTCCCAGTTCGACGCCAACACTTCGGGGATCAGGTCACCCGTGTTCAGGCGAGCGCCCCAGAAGATTTCCACATCGAAGTAGTTGGTCGGCGCTGCAATCGAAGTGAACGCCACCTTGTTCGCCGGGTTCTCGTCGTTCCAGATCCAGAACGCAGGCGTGCAGTATTCAGGCGGGTTGCCTGGGAAGATTATGTCGATCTCCCACGCCGGACCCGTCGGGCCAGTCTCGCCGTCGTCGCCCGTAGGACCGGTTGGGCCGTCGTCGCCAGTTGGCCCGGAAGGACCTGGAGGACCAGTTGGGCCGCCAGCGCCAGTGGAACCGTCGTCACCCGTTGAGCCTGTCGGCCCCGCAGGACCCGTGCCGCCTGTCTCGCCGGTCGCACCAACAGGACCGTCTTGGCCGGGAGGACCCGTTACGCCGTCCTCGCCTTGGGGTCCGGTTGGACCGTCGTCACCCGTAGGTCCAGTCGGTCCTGTCGGAGCCTCAAGATCGAACTCACCGAGGTCGATGTACTCACAGCAACCAGGCGTACCCGAGTCGGGCGGGCCGATCACATAAATGTGACCGTCGGCTTCGGAATAGATCAGGGTGCCCTCAGGAGGACAGTCGATGCACGTCTCACCGGTCGGAGGTATCTCAGGGATGACTCCACCGATGCCGCCAGGAGGGCCTATCGGGCCATCGTCCCCCGTCTCGCCTGTCGGACCCGTTGGACCTGTCGGGCCATCGTCACCTGTGGGGCCTGTCGGGCCAGGCACCGACTCGAACGGGCCAAGGTCGAGCCACGAGCAGCACTGAGTGTCCTCGTTGAAGATCAGGATGTAGAGATGCCCCGTCTCGGCAGAGAACCCCAGCGACCCCAACGGCGGGCAATCCTCAGGGTTGTTGACGGCATCGAAGTTGTCGATGTTCGCGGCAACACGATTGACGTAAGCCTCATGCCCCGACTGAGTTGGGAAATCCGTGCGGCCGTTAGGCCAGAACACAGGCCGGTTGAAATCTTCGGCTGTGGTGACGACTTCGCCCACGCCGTTGTTCAGGTTGAGCGAGATGATGCGACCGGAGTACTGGTTGGTGCCATCGGCACGCTCGCCCATCCATATCTCTTGGACGCCTGTCCCTGGCCCGAGCGCAGCCCCGATGGGAACCACGTCGATCGGGTCCCACTGAGCGCCGTCCCATGACCACCACGTCAACGAGGAGGACAGGCCGTCGAGCGTGAACCGAACGCGGGTGAACACTTCGGACTGGATCGTCCTTGGGTACTCGTGCGTCTCAGCGACGTTCGTGCCGTCGCCCAGCGTCAAGGTCAGGGTGCCAGTCTCCGAGTCCAGATCGAACGACCACAGGTTCTGGCCCGGCACGCCGGACCACTGCGACACCACCGCCTCGGGAACGAGGTTGCCTCGCTCCATGTCCGTCCCGAAGAAGATCGCACAGTCAAGAAACGTCGTCGGCCTCGGATAGTTCTCGACCACCACATGGTTGCCGGGGACGAGAGCATCCCACACCCAGAACGCCGGGGTGCAGAACTCGGGGGGGCGGCCATCCCAAACGAAGTCCAGATCCCAACCGGGACCTTGCGGACCGGTGTCGCCAGTCTCACCGGTCGGACCTACGGGACCCGTCGGACCATCCTCACCCGTGGGGCCTGTTGGCCCTGACGGCGGGAATGTCGGGAACGGGAAATCCGGGGAGCAGTCAGGCGGCGGAGTACACGAAGGGCACGTTCCGCATCCACCACAGTCCGTAGGACCGGTGTCTGTCGGCAAGATGCCGCCAGACTGCTCCCAGATCAAGAACAACTCGTCGCTGACCTCAACGCCGTCAGCGCCCAGAACAACGTCCGGGTCTATTCCGTGCGCCTTCGCCTGGTCAACAAGCCAACGGGCCAGGTCCGGGTCGCGGGAAGGAATCAGGGCCATGACTCGTCAGCGTAGCCGTCCGCTCAAACCGGAGGCGGTGATCAGACCAGTTGCTTGACGTTGCCGCCCCGGTCCACGAACGTTTCCGCTGCGCCGGTTGGGGGTGGGCACGGCCATTCAGCAGGCGTGATCTTCCAGACGCCAGTGATCTGGCCGTCCTCCAAGATGCCTTCGAGCGTGTTCTGCGTGACGGTGAGTGTCGTGACATCGGGGCCGACGACGATCGCGTCGATCGTGACGACCTGGTACCCGGTGTCGGTCAGTACAGCGATCTGGTCGCCAACCGCAAGGTCGCGCTCCCAGTCGATCGGCCAACCGGCCGCCGTGTAGTTGCTCAACGTCCACGTACCGGTGCCGTCGAACACGCCGCCACCCATCGGGGGCGGGGCGGGAAGCGGAGCCACGAACAGGGTGCCCTGGTTCGAGAACTTCACGTCGGAGTTGATGGACTGGCATGGAATCTTCATTGGAAATCAGCCTTCTGTTGGGATCATCTGGGGGAACGCAGCCCGCCATGAATCGGTAAGTAGCCCCAAGCCTTCGAGGCACTCGAACGTTTGGATGAACACCCACGCCACGTCGGGGTCCATGCTTCCGCACTGCTGGAGTTCGAGATTACACGGCACAGGATCGGGACACTCGCAGGTGCCTTCGGGGCCTTCCAGTCCGTCGCGCCCGACGGGACCTGCGGGTCCGACAGGACCTACGCTGCCCGCGCTAGCCCCGCCACGAGGACACGGCTCGGAAGGAACGGAGGCGAAGTTGATCGGGTCGCCAGCCACGCTGGCGGTGAACAGAGCGAGCAGTTCAGGCGGAACGTGCACGCCGTCGGTGTGGACCTTGATCATGCGTCCGTCGATGTTGTTCATGTAGGCGAGCATCACCAGACGCTGGATGACCTGCGCTCGCTTGTCCTTGATGAGTGCCATACGGCTGCTCCCACGTTGAGGGGACCCTCGTCTGGGAGGCTAGTGGATCATCACGGGTTCGTGGGTGAACCACCGACGGGTGTCCACGCAGGACCACCGCTACCTGCCGCTGCTTGCACCTGATACCACTGGCCGTCAGCGACCACGTACACCCAGTCTGTGGGCTGGCTGTAGTCCTCTGGCAGCATGAACGCCAAGGCGTCCACCGTGCCGACACCCACTACGGCGTTCGGCGCAGCCACGTTGCGGCCCTCCCGCTCCAGACCTTCGATGCGTTCGTTGAAATCCTCCAAGATGCCGAGCGTCTCATTCATCACTCCGCCCACCCGATGGATTACCGGCTGGCCGCTCACGGGTCGGGACATCCTGTTCCGTCGGGGAGCACCATGACCGACGGTGCACTGACGAACGACACCGACACCGTTTCGCCGCCTTCACCGGTTTCCGTAACACGCAACTCGTGGAGGCGTTGGTATTCGGACACTGAGCCTCGGCACAGTCGGTCCACGGTCGCCAGCGTCCACGAACCAGGCATCAACGTGTTCACGTCCCACGGAGACGACGGCATCAAGGTCGAACCGGCAGGCACGACGATGTTGCGGCGGACCGGATACAGGTCCTCTAGGCGGCGTTCCGCTGTATCTGTCCACGTCGCCAACTTTGCGGCCGATGGCGGCTCGGGCAGGATGGGGGAGCCGGGCACTACGTTGCCGTCACCATCCACGACATAGCGAGGCGGGTTGGCGTCGGCCTGCGACTTCTCCGACGACAGCGTGTCGATCGCCGGACCGTACTTGTCCTGAATCCCCTGCGGGGCGAAGCCGAACCCGGCGTATCCCGAACCGTCAGTGCGGATGTACCGGGTGGCGAGCGAGTTGCCGTACTCCACGATGCGTGGATAGTCCGCTATGTCGGCGGGGTCCAGCGGTGCGATCTCATTCCAGTTCAAGTGAACATCCCACCAATAGATGTCCCGGCCAACCACCGTGTAGTCGAGGCCGTAATCCTCAGCGAGTTTGTCCAACTCCAGCCAGTACGTCGTCGCCCAAGCGTTCGCCTGACGAGCCGAGTCCGGATCGCACGGCCCGAATATCGGGTGCAGAAACGGGACCATGTTCCAGTAGTCGCTGACCCCCTCGTAGCACTCGTCCATCAAGTCTTTGGCGTTCTGGATCGCGTTGATCTTGCCGGTGCCGTACAGCGGGCCAGGGGTGCAGTCTAGGCACGGCTCCATGTGGTTGTACGAATGCGCCAAGGCTCGCCGCTTCGCAACCCACAGCATGTCCTCCGCGAATATCTGCACTTGGTCCCACTCGAACTCCATGCGGGTGATGACGCCGATCCACACGACTTCATCGTCACGATAGATGTGGATTTCGTTCTGGACCGGCTCAATCAGTTCGAGCAGATCGCAGCAAGTGCCCATCGGCACGTCAACTTGCGCCACTGAGATGTTGTCCCGGATGCGCTGCCAGGTGATCTTGGTCGCCGTCAGGATCTCACCGACAGGGACCTCCCCACCCGACCCCCAGATACCGATTCGGTGCTTTCCGCAGAACGCTGGAGCGCCGGGCATCAGGCGCAGCCCTTCTCGGCGGCCAGTAACTCCACGAGTAGTTCCACGCTCTCTCCCACAGGTTGATCAACTGTCACCGTGTACGCCTCTCCTGTTTCGAGTTCAGCCCACGGGGCAAACCCATCGCCGTCCCAGCGGCGGGCGAACCCGTTGAGGGTACGCGACTCGCCGTCGTATTCGGTCGTGATACGGCGAGCCTTCGAGTCCACCTTCACCAGACCGGTGGCGGGGATGAACGGCAGCACGTAACCGCTGACGAGTTCTCCGCCCTTCCACACGCCGACACGCACCGGGCCAACCTGAGTATCGACAGCGGCGAGCATGATGCCCGGCACCGTCTCCGACAGTGAGGTCCGTCGTTCCGGGACGAAGGGGATCGTTGACCGCTCCCACACCGTCGGCAACACCAGCCCAGTGGAGGGGCCGCGAGGGATCGAGGACGCAGACGGCGGGAAGAACGGGTTGACGACCGGCACGTCCGGGGGCGGGTCGCTGACTTGCACGGTTGGGCCGATCGGCTGCACGCCAGCCACTGCCACTTCCACCGTGTACTCGTGAGGATCGCCACAAGCGACCGTGAACTCGACCTCTGCGATCTCACCGCCCGAGGGCATCGTCTGCCGGTTCAGGATGATCGGACCCTCAGTGACTCGCACCGATTGGAACTGGCGAAGATACGGGACCAGGCACTCACTCACATCGCAGGCGAACTGCGGGAGGCCGTCGAGAACCTGGCTGTAGGTCCCAATCCACGCACACCAGCCACACGACTCGTAGCCACCAGCGTTCGGGCCAATCACGAACTCGTTGTAGTTGGCGATCCAGCACGTCGCTGGCGGGCAGTCCAAGGGGCCGGTCGCCAGTTCCTCGTACGTGTCAGGCCAACACGGGCCGACAGGCGGGGCGTTCGGATCGGTCGCACAGATCGGACAGCAGTCCAGAAACCACAGGTAGTCCTTGCCGCACTCTTCAATCTCGATCTCGTACTGACAGCGCATCCAGTTCAGCCCGACCTCCATGCCGCAAGAGTCAGCCGCCACAGCGAGGCCGCGCACGATGATCTCACGAGGCCCGAATCGAAGGCGAGAGATTGCACCCCCGCCTTCGACGGACGCTTCAACGGACGCCGTGCGTGTCGAGTCCTCAGCGCCCTGCACTTCGAGGCCCATCACGCCGAAGAACTTGTCGGAGTCACGGATGGTCGGGTCGTACCACGGGGCCGGGTCAATCTCGGGCAGGAAGTAGCCCTCGCCATCGGTGAACAGAAACTCAGCAGAGTCACAGTCGTCGCAGTTCTCCATGAACGACAGGCAGTCATCCTCGCCGTTCTGGCGGACCTTCCTGTTCCAGTTCTCGACGTAGCGTTGCACGCGCATCGTGTTGATCAACTCGAACGTCTGCTCTTGAAGCGTTGCGCCGCCGAGCGCCATGTAGCCCTGGTACATCAGTTCCTCACTTCATCGTGGCGGCCATACGGTTCAGCACCTTCTGGGCTGTGGCCTCCGTATTGCCGCTCCGGTCGTTGATCGTCCAGTTGTTCGTCACCTGCTGGCTGCTCGTCGGGCCAGTGTAGGACGACGAGTAGCCGCCCTGGTTCTCGCCACGGATCAACGCAGCCATCGCCCGCACCGACGGGTCAACTAGGGCCAACGGCCGAGTCAATGGAATGACCGCCTCCGCCCCGGCCTCCCCGATGAGGGCCTTTGTGGGACCGTTCACGATTCCACCGGCAGCCAAGCCGATCCGGTCGAGCACCCCACCGACAAGACCTGCTCCAGGGATATTGTCCAGCACTCCACCGATGCGCCCAGGGAGTCCAGCGATCCAATCCCAGGCCGCCTTGAACGGCGACATGATGATGTCAGCCAGACCCGACAGAGCACTCGCTATTTCCCCCGGCAGGGCCTTGAAGCCTCCGATGACATCATCGAAGAAACCGAGCAGGAAGTCTTTGATCGCGTTCCAGATTTCATAGGTCTTGTTCTTCGCAGCGAGCCATTCCCTTGACACCGCGTTCTTGATCGTGCTCAGCGACGTTGTGAACGTGGACTTGATCGAGTTCCAGATACCGACAAAGAAGCCTTTGATCGCGTTCCAGATTTCATAGGTCTTGTTCTTCGCGGCAGTCCACTCGTTCGTGAGGGCGTTTCGCATCGACAGCAGAAGGCCGTCGAACCAGTCGCCCATACTCTGCCACGTGTCGATAAAGAAGTCTTTGATCGCAGTCCACGTGTCGATAAAGAAGTCTTTGATCGCAGTCCAAACCGAGATCGCCAAGTCCTTCATGAAGTTCCACGATGTGTCCCAAGCCTCAGTGATCGCTTCGAGCGCGCCGAGGAACTGATCCCGCATGTCTCCGACATCATCCTCCAGTTTGTTGAGGACCGACGAGAAGAAGTTGATGGTTCCAGCCAGAGCGATGAAGCCCAGAGCGATGAGGTCCAGAGTGCCCTGCAACGCGAACTCTGTGAGAAGCAAGAGCGGCGGCCCGATGATGATGGCGAAGTCGATGACCGCTTCGAGCAGTCGAACCATAGAGTCGATGAAGTATTCCCAGTCGATCCCGGCTATCGCATCGGCCAGCGCTGACCCCATAATGCTCACAAACTCCGTGAGCGGCGGAATCAGCGGTTCGAGAGCCTCCAACACTTCTGCCAGGACCAACGCCATTTCTCCGAGGATGTCACCCAAGACGACTTCGAGAGTCGCCAACAACGGGTCGAGCGCGACGAGGAAACTGTCGATCGCACCGGCCAACACCGACAGCGGACCCTCGGCCCGTTCGATGATCCCGCCGACAGTCTCCAGGAGTCGCGCAAAGAAGTTGAGTGCCCCGGTCTGTCCGATCAGCGACAACAGTGTCCCGAGCGCAGGCAGGATTTCCCCGAGCGACACGCCAAGGTCCGCGAACCGCTCGACCGCCTCAGGAGTGACGATGTTCTGGAACATCCCCTGGAGTCCTTCGAGGACCGGCCCCAACGCACGCATGACTGCCTCGCCGGTTTCCAGGAACTCCAGGAACGCCTCCTGCCCTTCCGGGGTATTCAGCCATTCGTCAAGCCGATTCACGATGCCTGTCAGTGAGTCGATGAGGCTGTTGCCGGACTCCGATGCGGTCCGCATTACCGTCCCGATCAGGCCGCCCAGCGCGCCGATGAGGTCCATCCACGACCCGAGAGATTCCACCGCCGTGTCCAGGAACCCCTGAATCGACTCCAAGCCTTCGGTTGAACCCACGAAGTCGGCCATGTTCTCAGCCCACGCCAGGAACTGCTCGGACAGCAGTTCCGCAGCGGGTGTTGCCGCCTCCACGAACCCGAAGAATGCCTCGGTCAGCGGAGCAAACGCATCCAACACGTTCTCCGTCACCGGGATCAGCGCCTCGAAGATGCCAACCAGGTCGATCTCCTGGAGAACATTCAGAACATCAATGAACGCGCCGTTGACCGCCTCAGCAAACCCGACGAGGACGCCCTCCATGCCTTCGATCATCGGACCGAAGTCAGTCAGTTCGTCAGCCAGCCCAGCGAACAGGGCTTCCTGTACCGCCAACCGAATCTCGTGGAACACCGGCAGCAGTTTCTGGAACTCGGTGACGAAGGCGGCTGCGGCCGGAGCCAGATTGCCGAGCGCCTTCTCGATTGCTTCGAGCGTTTCGGCGCTCGTCTCGCCGTCCTCCAGGAACTCAGCGAATCCCTCGTTGATCGACGTTAGTGCTCCGCCGACGCCCTCCAGACCAATGGCGATCGACCCGAAGGCAGCACCCAGACCGACACCGATCGGGATGAGAGCAGCCGACGCTCCGAGCGCCGACAGCAGGGACGCGGACACGGCGGTGATCGCACCAGCAGCGCCGTACAGAGCGACACCGACCGTCTCACCGAACACCGCAATGATGCTCCCCCACTTGATCAGTTCGCGCCGAAACGCGCCCCGGCGACGGCGGGAGTTCTTCTCGTTGCCCTTCTTCCAGCCCTTGTCGAACTTGTCGGACGTGTCCTCACCGCTCTTTTCGGCGTCCTTCTGGAAGTTCTTGTCGAGAAGGCCGTCGAACTTGACGTTGATGTCGTCCAGCGACTTCTCCATCACCTTCGACGCTGCGAGGATCTGGGCGATCGCCCCAGCGGTGTCAGCATCAACCTGGACTGTGATCTTTGGTATGAGGCCCACGTCAGCCAGTCTGCCAGATCACAGAGACTTTGGCGGAGCAATCCCCATTGCTCCGGCGAAGGCCATGAACGACTGAGCATCGTCGTCCGCCTGTCGATCAGACACCTTGCTGGCGTTACCAGGGGGCGGTGATTCGAGTTGTCGGAGGGCGGATTCGAGGTCCTCGGGCTTCACGTGAGTCATGAACCAGTACCTGATCGCATTGAAGAACCGGGCTACCGGGAGGTCGAAGAGGCTTTCTTGACCTTTGCTCGCGGCTTCGCCGTCGATGGCTTGCCAGTGCTGCCCCGCGACGCCGACGAGCCGGAGACAGACGAAGTAGGGTTGTCGGACCATTCCTCCGATAGCCACTCAATGACCTCGGTCACGGTTTCGATGTCGATGTCGCCGTTGCGTAGTTCCGACTCGAACCACGGATAGTTGTCCTGGAGGACGACGGCCAGCAGTTCGAGCATCGCTTTCGAGATGCTTACCGGGTCGCCCTCGGCCTGGCAGGCCATGAAGTACGCCAACTGGCCGGACGTAGGCGGGTAGGCAATCAAGGTTTCGCCGTTGATCTTGAACTCGATTTCGTCGGTGGCGATCTGAGCGTCGCGTCTGGCGGCGCTAGTGAACTCACGCATGTAGGGACCCTTCGGTGTGGTGGTGGACTGTCGTCTGCATCTTACGTCGTGGCGGCCAGAGCCGTGGCGATCGACCGCTCGATGACAGCATCGCCGTCGCGGGCACCGGTCTTGTCGTGCCACTGCGGGGTGCTGCCTTCGGGAACCCATGAGAACCACTGTTGCTTGAATGACGCATCGCGGCCGCTCTCTACGATATTGGAGTGGGGAGCCGACGCACTCAAAGCAAAGCCACGACCCCACTTGTTGCCAGTCCGAGCCACGCCAAGGCCGAGCAGGTAGGTGCCGACGACGCCGCCCCGGTGCACGGCGTTGCCAGGGTTATTGACTGGAGCGATCGAGCGCGCCGTGGAGATCGCGAGTGCCATCGTCGCTTCACGCCAGTTGTAGACCGGAGTGCCAGGACCACCCGCTATCCATGTCGCCGTCCGGTTGGCGTTGATGTTCGACTTGGCCTTGACCGTGATCTGTCCCTGGTTCAGGGCCATACGACACCCCTACCCATTGGTCGGGTCCACGTAAATCGTCCAGAACCCGGCGTGGCAGTTACCGGCGGGTCCGACAGGCGTCCACGAGCCAAGGCCCACGGCATCCACGGAGTCCTTCACACAGCAGCGGATCGCACGGTGTAATGCCATCTGATCGAGGACCATCCCGAGAGCAGCGTCCGTCACCGTCTGAGCGTCCGGGAGAGTCCCGTCCTCTTCCATCGTCGGCATGCAGCGCACGATGCCAACCTCAACGGCGTGGACCAAAGGCCACGCACACGAAGCGTCGATCTCGGCGGCGGGGAATATCTGGTACGGACTCGCGTCGCCTGGTCGGATGTACGCCATGCCGCACATGTCGTCGGAGCAGTTGCCGCAGTACTCCCACGACACAGACGAGCCGGGATAGATACCGCACCAGCACACTGGGCCTTGGCCGAACTCCGCGATCGTGTCGCACACGCAGTCAAGCAGTTCCAGCAGGAACGGGGCCAACGGCGGGACCGGCAGAACCGGAAGTTCAGGGTCGCTCATGACGGCTTCTTGATCGCCTGGAACGTCTGGAACCGATGCTTCCCCGACTCCATGTCAGGCGAGTACACCTTCGGGGCGGTCTTTAGCCCGTGCGGGTTCACGCTGTAGATGTACGCATCGACCTCGCGGATGCCGGTGCCGTTCTCGAAGATGCCCCGTCCGAGTTCCATAGTGACGCCCTGACGGGCCACAGACGTGACAGATGAAGGCAGACGGCACTTCGCCCCAGTGCATGCCTTGGCGAACTCACAGGCGAGCGTGGCGGCAGCCCACATCCCAGCCTCGGTCGGGAGGACGCCGGGGATGTACGTGATGCCGAACGTGCCGATCGCTCCGAGCGGAGCGCCCATGTTCTGACAGCCGGGCCAGCAGCACCCGTCCTGGCGGACGAGAAGATTGCCGTTGTCGATGCGGAACAACTGGATGTCGATGCGGTAGCCATCCACGAGGACTTCCTGGATGGCGGCGACCGGACCCGGCATGACGATCTCGCACATATCGCAGCACGAGCAGTCACCGTTCTGGCGGCAAGCCGCATTCTTCCAGTTGCCGGAAGCATCCACATACGGCGTCATCCACGACTCACCGAAACAGGCGGTGCACACGTCGGGACGCAAACACGGACGGATCGTCACCGGGCAGTTCCCAGTGCGACCGCCCGTGAGCGCTCGAATCGTTGACCAGGCCAGAGACAACGCCCGGACCTGCAACTCCGAGGGGTAGTCCGCGAACTCGTCGCAGCACCCCTCGAAGTCAGGCTTCCAAGGAAGGCAGGTCCCTGGTTCCTGGTTCCCGAAGTCGTAGGTGTCAGAAAGGCTCACGCCTCAGACCCTACTCCCCGATCACTTCTGGTCGGGGGAGTCAGCCCCCGCTGGGGCCGCCGCCTTCGCCGGAGCCTTCCGTGCCGCAGCCGCAGCCGTGGTCGTGGGAGGCACGATGGACGCGATGATGACCGGGAACGAGTAGGACGGGCAGTCGGGCACCGTCGTTGACACGTCCACATCGTACGAACCGTTCGCGGTGTACGTGTGTAGTGCCTCGGCAACCGGTGCGGCGATCGTCTCGGGTGCGCTTCCGTCGCCCCAGTCCACGATCACGTCGCCATCCCAACAGGGATCGCCGCTCGCACGAGGAAGCGTGAGAGTGGCATCGGGATCGACCACTTCGAGCGTCAAGCCAGGCGGCAGCAAAGCCTCGCAACCGTCGGACGGCTCGGGCGGGTCCACGGTCGTGAAGATCACGTACAGGTGATCGTCCTCATCGAGCGGCTCGGGGAGCACGGTGTCGGCGTACGGGCCGGAACCCCAACCGTTGCCGTCCTTGGTGGAGGCCCCGGTGATCGTGAACGTGATGGCAGCGTTCTCGATCGTGAAGTCACCAATGACGCCACCCTGCAAGCAGGGGAGCAGGAGGTAGCCGTATGCGCCAGCGTCACCCTCACAGGCGACACCAGGAACACCCATCCAGACTTCGAGAGCGAAACCGGATTGGTCGAGCGTGATGCCCGAGTTCATCTTGAAGCCGACGATCTCGCCCTGATCATCGAGGACGACCGGCTGACCGGTGATCATCGAGAACAGGCAAGGCTGGACTTCGCAGAATGTGATCTCGACGCCGTAGCCATCGAACGTTGGGGAACCGGCGTCACGGACGCAGGTCTTGCCGTTGGCGTTCGTGACTGTGATCTCTTCGGCGTCGGTGATGTTGGCGGTGAGTGCGACTGATACGAACCCGTCGGTGACGATCGAGTTGTCGTCGCCATACTCCGGGCCACAACAGCCGTCGGTCTTGGTGACTCGCATCGTCCGACCACGGACAAGAGGGAAACTCTTTGCATTTGCCATCGGGTGTTCTCCTTATGTGGCGGGGATGGGGCTACCACAGGTCGCTGGACCTGCGTATTTCATGCACTCGTAGAGGCCCACGTAGGGACGTTCCGCCAGTGCTCGGCGCGGATCGCAGGTGCCATCCGGTCGTACTATTTCGGGGGCGCTCTGCGTCAAGACGGGGCCACGCACCAAGGTGATCCGGCCGGTGAGCCGGATTTCCTCTGCGACGACCGCGACGTTGGCAACCAGAGTGCCCTGATGGGTCTTGTGGACGCCTTCGAGTGGGTCCCACACGAAGATGTCGTTCGAGTAGCCGCAGGTCACCAAGCCCCGAGGAACGAGCAGGGTTGCAACCCCGCCGTACTCCTGGGCTGCGATGTCCTCAGCCTCAGCGACAGCCTGCAAGAGGGTGCCGCCTGTGATTGGATCAGCGCCTGAGCCGACTTCGACCCAGACTCGCTGATCGACCTGGCGAGACTCGACGTAGCCGAGACGCTCTCGCGCTGCGGCTTCGTCAGGCAGATCGCCGGGACGGGAGCATTCGACTCCGGCGTAGACGGCCCACGGGTCGCCGTTCACGAAATCGGGTTGCTCGTCCAGGTCTTTGTAGCCACCGACCGGAGGCGGTGGGGTGGTGCCTTCGCAGAGGTTCTGATCCTCGGCGTAGCAGTACTCGTCCCAGATGCCGCCAACGGCGCACGCATTCGTTTGGTACTCAGCCCCCAGGAGCGCATGGTCACCATCGCCTACGTCGATGACGTTGGCGACACTGAGCACTCCACCCGGATACGGGGTGACCGGTGAAACTTCGATGTACTTCTTTGCGATCTGAATGCTCATCGGGACTGCCTCCTTCGGCTAGTGGGCGAGTGTCGTGGCGGGGGAAGGGTCCCTCCGACCCCCACCACGACTACTTGCTCAGGTCGTTGGCGGGACCGGTGTGACTGGCGGAACCAGGCACTCGTCGATGTCGTCCAGGACGCCCTTGCCGCTGATGCAGATGGGCAGCGTGATCGCACAGGTGTGAGTGCACTTCTGGACGGCGAGGATGCCCTCTTCCATGAAGAGCGCCGTGTACTGGTTGGCCTCCAGGTTGGGGGAGTCGTACACAGCGTCCACGTTGATCACGTCGGTGGTGCCCTTGGCCCAAGTACCGGCGGGGTACATGAGCAAGGTGACCTCGGTCGGGAGCGTGATGTCGCAGCCAACCACGGTCGGGTCCTGGAAGTCGTAGACCCACTGGACGCTCATGTTGCGTGAAGTGAACCAGCCGTCAACCTCGGCGTTGGAGACGTTCGCGTTGTCGCGATCGTTCTGCATCGCGAGGTCCATGCGGACGACTTCCTGGAACCAGTACGGAGCCACGACTTCGAGTTCGGCGTCGGTTGCGAGGCGGTACGAGTACCGCATGCCGATCGCGGTGAACACGATCTGCTCCAGGGTGAGAGCGACAGCCCCGACTTCTATGCCGACGACCGGAGTACCGGCTGCCATGAGCATGGTGTCGAGAATGTACTTGTTCACCTTGTGGGCGTGGGCGACGAGCGCACCTTCGATGAAGCGCTGTACCAACTCGGGGTAAGCGTTCTCCGTCAGGAGCGGCGACTTGATGCACAGGCCGATCGCGTCGAGACGAATCTCATCGAAAGGCGGGCAGTCCACCATGCAACAGTCCTTGCAGTCTCCCGCAATGGCCTCCGGCTCGGTCTGGAAGAACCCACAAGCGGTGTAGATGTCCTCGAACGACGGGCCACTCGTGTAGCGGATGCCGCCACGGTTGACCTGGAACTCGGGGATCGAGAGGACGCCTTCCAGCGTCTCGAACTGGCAGAGATCGTAGATCGTCTCGGACGGGGCGCACCAGCCGCCAGCGGCGACGAGTGATCCACCGGGGAGGCGGGCCGGGTCGGTCGCTGCGAACAGCAGATCGAGGTCCGTCGCTCCACCCTCGGGTGTCTGCGTGGTGGCGTCATCGAAGCCCATCTTCTGGATGAGCGCAGCGCCGTAACGCTGACGAACGCCGCCTTGAGCCGTGGCGAGGTTGGTCCTGGGCAGACCCTTCGTCCTGGCGAGCAGCGCCTTGGTGACGGCACGCATGCCTTCGAGTTCTTGGCCGTTGCCGTAGCCGGGTACGTCAGCAGCAGCGATGAGAGTCGCTGTCTGGCGCTGAGGCACGATGACTTCGGGCGCAGCAGCAGCAGCGCGGGCGACGGGGGATGGGCTGGCGGATGCGGCCACTGGTTGTGCCTCCTGGGCTGGTTCGATGATTTCGTCGGGGGTGACGACCTCTTCGGCGGCTTCGACCGCAGCAGCGACCGGGGCTTCCTCGGCAGGTGCGTCGGCGGCCTCCGCGACTTCCTCAGCCGGGGCGACTTCCTCAGCCGGAGTGGCCTGGGCTTGGAGCGCAGCGATGCGCTCGGCCTTGGCTTCGGCAGCGGAGACAGCCTCGGCCTTGGCGGCGCGAAGAGTGTTCAGCGACTCCGACAGGCTTTCGCCGGTCGTGATGTCGTCGTCGGACGAGTCATCCGAGATATTCAGGGCCTGGAGGGAATCCAAGGCTTGGTCGATATTGGCGTCGATCTCATCGACGGTAAGTCCTTCGAGGGACTCGGGAAGTTCGTACATGACGTTCGCTCCACATGGTTCGGGGATTGGGATAGTTACCGATCCCCCGCTTCACGGGTGGACAACCGTCGTGCTTCGCACTGAGACGGTCGGGCGTCTGAGTACACAGGTTACTCACAGATTGTGGATGAGATGCAAGCATCCCCCGAAGATTCTTAGACGCGCCGGGATATCTGGGCGTACGAACCGCCCTTGTCTCGGACTTCTTTCAGTGCTTCGGTCAGACTGTTCACGACAGTCCGCTCGCCATCGAGGGCGACATGCACCCACTCGCGGACGAGGCGCTTGCCTCAGCGGCCGATGACTACTGCCCTACTTCTTCGCTCTTTGGTAGGTGCCTTTGACCCGACGGGCGACAGTGATCGCCTCGGACATGGTGTTCACATTGGACGTACGTCCGTCTGGGTACGTGACCACGTACCCCTTGCCCTTTCCGCCTCAACCGCGCAACGCTTGCATGGGGGACCCTTTCACTTGGCTGACGCAGCGATCTTAGCGATCCTGCGTGCCCGCACTTCGGTCCGTAGTGGCAGAAGATCGGCCAGGCGTTCTGCCCGCTTCTGTTTCGCCGCCAACTTCGCTACCACTGCGTCAGCGATCGCGTCGATGGACGGGTCCGGCTCGTGGATGACGACACCGGCAGCGACCAGCGATTCTTGGTGTCCGCCTGAGGCTGCGAGTGCTGGACGTGGCACGGGGAAGCCCGGCACGTTCACGGCGAGGCCTGCGACGAGTTCGAGTGCCCCACCAATGCTGCGCCAGTCACCGGAGATTCCACCGGCAGCCATGAGGGTGCGGCGTTGCTCGTCGGTGACGCCATCACACAGTGAGCCTGCGACCCAGATGCCGTGTGCGTCCTCGCCAGCCCGAACCTTGGCGACCGCTGTTCCGGTGTGGTCGTAGTGGCGGCGGGTATCGGTACCAGACAGGTGGAGGTCGGCGTGGCCGGTCCCCAACGTGAGGGTGCCTACAGCGAGAGTGCCTTCGTCTGACTCGACCGCTCCCAGATGGAAGTGGGCGTAGTTCGACTTCGATGTTGGCGGCGTCACGCACTGCCCTTCGATGCCGATGTGGCAGGTTCCCCACTTGGCGATGTGGCCGAACACGCGACCGGCCTTGTCCACGACGAGCGCAGTCGGGGCCGAGAACTTCGGATCAGCGAACCAGGCGGCGTTCACCACTGCTGGCGGGGCAGCGGCCACGATGGTCAGGGCTGGAGCAGCCTCAGGGATGGAAGCGGAAGCGGCGATCATGGCGGTGTCCTCGCAGTCGGTGCATGGTTCGAGTGAGTTCTTCGGGTTGTTGCCCGGCTTGCCGAGTTCTCCCGGCCAGTAGCCGAGAGCGTCGTGGTGCCACTCAGCGCAGGTGCGGTTGAGGAAGCGGGGTTCGATGTACTTGCGGAGTTGGCGGGTGCAGCGAGTGAAGTCGCCACCGGTACCCCAGCGAATCTTGGCGGCACCTTTCCCCTTCGTCCAGTAGCGGTGGAGACGGCTCGTCTCTTCGGGGTGTGTCACCCAGCCGGTGCCACGCTTGAACGTTTCGATCTCTGCGGCGGCCGCCAGCGGCTCCGACAGTTCGGGGTCCACGCCGAGCGAGATGAACGACTCCTGGAACGCAGGAATCTGCACGATCGTCAGCCCGGAGATGCGGGCTTCCTCGAACACGGTGGTGGGTTCCTCGCCGCCGTCGAGAGCCTGTTCCATCTCGGCGTCTGTCGGCATCGCGACCTTGCCCTTGTCGCCAGCAATCGACACGCCACGCAGCGCGCCTTGGGCGATGAGGTTGATCACTTCGTCAGTCTCGGGCACGTCGGTGAGCAGTTCGCCCGTGTAGTGCCACATGTCGTCGTCACGGAGTTCGAGGGTGTCGAGGCGGCCGACCACGACTTCGCCCTCGTGCTCCGAAGCGGAGGCTCGCTGCCAGGTGAGTGTCAGCGGCAGGTCCCGGTGCGTGATGCCGCCGGGAGCGAACATGCGCTTGTCGCCAGACTCGACGCCTTCGGGAACCGCCACGCCGTAGACCGGCTGGTTCTGGTCCTCGGCCGGGATCGGCTCGTCAGGGATCGGTGGGGCGTCGTCATCTTCGGTCACGTCATCTTCGAGCGGTTCTTCGGTCACGGGTTCCCCCAGGTTGAACGTGTGATGGTCGTCTCCGCCAAACCATGCACCGATTCGGTTCATGGGAATCTCGTCACCCGCCTGTGCGTCAGAGCCGGTGATGTGGCTGATCCAAGTCGGGTGTCCGTTGCGCTCTTCGTACATCGCCATGACAGGCCCGCCGTCGATGGCGAAGTTGTGCATCGCCTGCAACTCATCGGCTTCGGTCAGCACGATTTCGTCTTGGTCCTCGCCCAGTGTTCCGCGCCCAGACACACGAGCAGTGAACGGCTCGAAACGTGCGGCCATGCGCTCTGCCACTTCCAGCACCGCCTCGCGCTCGCCTTCTTGCATCTGGTCGGTCGAGCCGAGATACGCCAGCGTCTGGTGGAGTTCGGTCGAGTCGCCGTCCTCGTACGTCACTCGCTGATCGCCTGCGGGAAGCGCCACGAGGACCACGCCGGAGAATCCGCCCGAGGCAACCAGATTGGGGTCCATTCGCCCATCGTACGCACCGGACGCGACCACGGTGCCGATACTCAACACGCACCGGCAGTTGATCCAGGCGTCCACCGGGCCGACCGGCTCACCCGGATACTGCATCTGCGCAGGCGGTGTCGTCTTGACCGTGAAGAAGTCGTTGATCTCTTTCGTCTCGCCGTCGAGCGGGGCATGGGTGTCACGAACGGCGTCGTCGCGCATCGTCACCCACGTCTTGGTCTGCACGGTGCCGGTGGACTCCGCTGCGTACAGGGTGGCGGCTCCGAGAGTCGCCGTCGAGAACCAGTTGGAGATGCGAGCGACCTGTGCCTCCTGGGCAGCGACCGCCTCTTCCTCCGTCTCGTAGTCGATGTAGTACGTCGAGTCCGTCTCCGGCAACACCGCCTCCATCGCTGCGAGGAACAGGGCGAGGTACTTCTGCTCTTGGGACTCTTCGCCGCCTTCCTCCCCGTAGGTCAGCAGGAACAGGATCGTGAGTGCCGTGACGAACTCCGCCATCATGTCTCCGCTGGCTTGTTCTTGGAGAGCACTGTCCACTGCGGGTGCGTACTCATCGGCCAATGCAACGAGGTCCTCGTCTCGTTGGGCGGCGAACGTGTCCAGGTCCATGCCGAACACGGTAGCGAACTATGCGTCGGCTGTGATGGCTTCGAGATGAGAAGCGGCGAGCAAGCGGCCGAGTGTCGTCCGGTTGTGCTTGCGTTGCGTCGAGATCAAACCCCGAACGTAGAAGTCGAGAACCTGTGTGACTTCGGGCACCTTTACGGAGTACTCGGCCAGAATCTCAGGGGCGCAGTCCCATGCTCCTTCGAGCAGATAGTCGGCTTCGCCGGAGAGCGACGTGTAGACGGTGTGGATCGGCATGGCCGTCACATCGGTGCGGGGGTGCTTGTTCTTCAAGCGGTTCCCCGCCCGCTCCAACGCCCGGAACACGAGGACTTCGCAGGCGGCAGCGAGAGGCTGTTCGGCCTCGTCCATCTGTGGGATGCCGCGCTGTGTCTCGACCTCGGTGTCCTCGGCGGTGTGAGTCGGCTGCTCCTGAACATCGTCGGGCACGACGAGCGACGGGTCGATGTTCGCCCCGAGCACCCGGAGGGCTTCGGCTGTGAGTTCTGGCGTGACGGCACCAGTGGCGATGCGCTGCAACAGCCACAAGGCGTACTCGTCGTCGTCCATCTTGTCCTCGTCCTTGAACCCGGTTTCACGGCGGACGGCCTGAGCCTTGATGAGGCCACGGTCACGCAACTCGAATGCCTGCTCGCCCTTGTTCGGCCGGACACGAATCTCACTGGTGTCAGCAATGACGTAGTAGTCGATCAGTTCGTCGTCGGGCACCACGCCGGTCAGCGCCGGACGCAGGTACGACGTGGACAGCGCGCTGTTGATCACGCCGAGGCGGGGTTCCAGGTGGGCCTTGATTGCGGACTCTTCGGACAGCCAGGCGTTCCAATGGTTCTCTTCGGCGTTGCCCATCAGGACCGACGGCGGGACATCCATCCCGATCGCGAACCGCTTGATCGCGGCCTCACGCATCATGATGACGGACTCATCGAGGTCAGACCAGAACGTCAGGTGACGGATCGCTTCGATGTATTCGCCGGGACACGTCACAACGATTGGCACGAACGCTGCCGGGGACGATCGGTTCTGCTTCGCAGTCTCCATCGCTTCGTGCAATGACTGCATGAATGTGTCGGCCTGCGTGGCTTCCGGGTCTGTCTCGGGGGCGGCGGCAAACTCGATCTCCGACGGCATGATCAGGATTCCTGCACCCGCCAGGCGGCTTGTCAACTGGGCCGAGATGTGGTCGTCGTAGCCCACGATCTGCGAGAGCGTCTTGAGGTTCGAGCGGGTCGGCGCGTCGGCCTCGGACGGATTGGTCGGGTGCGGCGTCCAGACACGGATGAGCAGGTCGTCCGCTTTCTTCGCGTAGCGAGTCTCACCGTTGCCGTAGTTCATGGTGATCGCGCCGCCCTTGCCCTGCGTCACGTTGCCGGTCGAGAGGACATCCCAGTTGTCCTGGCCGTCAACGGTCCGGGCGGCGATGTAGCCCTCACCGGACACCGTGGTGTCCACACCGAGTAGATGCAGCATCTGCGACTGCCCCTGCGGCCCGCCGTACAGGGCGTCCATTGCCTCTCGTGCCGGGCCTTCTGTCAGCGGGATCAGTTCATTTCCGTCACGTTTCGCCGCATGCAACTGGGCACGAGACAGCACGTTCCCAATCCAGTTCGACAGGTAACGGAGTTCACCGACCTCATCAAAGAAGTTCCAGGCTGTGCTCTGCCACGACTGTTGTCGGCCAGCGTCGGCCGCCTTCGCTGTAGGCAGACGGACGGCTGATGCCACGAACCCGTTAGGGGCCTCGGGCTGACGGGTGCGCTGGCGAGCCATGATTGGGAATGCTACTCAGCAGGAATGTCGCGCACGTTGATCATGGCGGCAATGTATGCCCCAGCCAGCATCAAGTGCAGGAACCACCATGTCCAATGCAGGTCGGACAGGAACGCCCACAGGGTCGAACCGAACGCCAACCAGATGCTCACGCAGAACGGACACACGATCAGTTCAGCCACCGACGGCCGTTCGCGCTTCACGAAGAACATGACCCACGTCTCGCGGAACCACTTGAACACCGGCATGTCGTCGTCAACGATCAGGCGGGTGGCCCTGCCGACAGCAGTCGCGCCGATCAGGAATGCGATCAGAAGTTCGAGCGTCATGGTCATGGTGATGCCTCCAGAAGTTCAGCCCGCATCTCCCATACTTCGTCCGGGATGCGGTCGAGATCAACGTTAGCGCGCTGGCGGTGATTGTACGTCGGGTCCACGGAACGCACCGCCTCAGACAAGGCGACGACATCGAGTTCGAGTTCGACGGCGACCTCCAACCAGCGCATGTCGTCCAGATCCATGATGAGCGTGGCGTAGTCGAGTGCCCGCCTGTTCCACATGATGTAGTGCTGACAGCACGCCTCGAACGAATCCAGGTTTCGTAGCGCAGGATTCTTGGCGAACATGAACGACCGGTACGGCGACGGCCGCCCGAAGAAGTCGATGCCCTTGAATGACGAGATGACCGCCACGGGGTCCCGGTGGACGAGCACGATCGGTGTCCTCGGATAGTGCGACAGGTACGGCACCGCCATCCACGACGAGTCAGCGTCCAGCCCGTGTTCGTTCGGTTCGACGCCCCTGTGGGTGAACACCTGTTCATGGCCGCAGGCGAAGCCCGACTCGCACAGAACCTTGCTCATGTACCCGGTGCCTGACCTGCCGGTGCCGGTGACGATGGCTTTCATTCCAGAACCCTCCAAACGATCTTCGCTTCCGTTGGACATGGCGGCGCTTTGTGGAACTCCTGGTGCTCCATGTCAGCGACTCGAATGATGACCTCGTTGTCGTGCATCGACGTGACGCCGAGATATTGAAACCAGTTCTCCGGCCCGATCTGGGACCAGACCTCCACCTTCTCACCGGACTCACAGGCGGGCATCCCGTGACGCCAGACCATCAGAACGGCGGAACCCAGCGGGCGAAGATCACACCACGAGGGGTTGGTAGTCGAATGGCTCGCAGGTCGTCTCGCCTCATCAGCGAATGCGACCAGTCCCCGAAGTGCGGGGCTGTGTCGTGGAACCCGACAACGGTGCGGCTGTGGAAGAACTGGCGGTAGAAGTCAAACTCCTGCTCACGCAGTTGGATGTGCGAGTCGAACCAAGCGAAGTCGATCGACCCGTGCTCCCACGGCGACATCGACGGCTCGTTGTGGATCACGACAGTGCCCTCCAACTCGCCGTCGTGATGGACGTAATCCACGGCTTCGAGCCATGTCGGCTCATCGACCTCGTAACTGTGTAACACCCCTCTGCCATTCTGGAGAAGTGCCCGACCCACGGCTTTAGCCATGAAGCCACGGCTGGTCCCAGTCTCCAGCACCGTGTCCGGCTGGAGGCCGCGGATCATCCCGGCGACCATCTCGATCACCTGGATCTCGGTGCCTTGAATGTCGTGCGTCGTGTACCGCTCTGGGTGAGGGCAGTCGGGGCGCGGGCGGGTGAACTGCGACTCTTTGTAGATTCCGACGGGGATGTTCGGGTCCGTCATTTCAGATGCCTTCCGACTCGGGCGATCAGTTTCTCGAACGGGTCACCCCAGCAATCCATGTGCGTGGTGTAGACGCCTTGGTTGGTGCGCGCTGCGGCTTCGAGCAGGAGGGCGTTGGCCCGGTCCCACTCGTTGGCTTTGATGCGCAACTTGGCGAGATGCACGAACGGCTCACGACGTTCCGGTGCTTCGGAGATCGCCTGCCACAGCCAGCGTTCCGGGTTGTCGTCCATCTTGGCGATGTGCATGAGCGCCTCGCCGCGCTCTGGCCCCCACGTGGCGTTGCGGTGGTTCAGGTATTGCCACAGGGCAATGCGTGCCCTCTTCCAGTCGCTGCGATACGTGTACTCGCGGCCCAGATAGAACAGCGACCTTGCGTCGTCGGGGTACTCCGCCGACCAATACTCCAGCATGCCCAGCACGTACCGGCGGGACTTGGACTTGTCGGGCTGGTGCTCCATGACGAGCGTGTCGAGATGAGCGTTCGGCTGGTCGCCCTTGATGACCTCGTGGATCGGGTGCTCCCATCGGAAGCCCTTGCCCATCCGCACACAGTTCATGCGTCGTACCCGCCCCCACGAGTTCTGGTTGTTCGTCAGCCAGTACGACCACCGGTTGTGTTCCGGGTTGACCTCATCGAGTTCTTCGCGCCAGCCTTCGAGCAGCACTTCGTCGGCGTCCAACTGGAGACAGATGTCGATGTGGCGGGGGATCGAATACATCGCCACGTTGCGGGCGTCATCGAAACGGAACGGCTCGATCCAGGCCCGGCTGATCTCGATACCGCACGCCTTGGCGACCTCAACGGTCGAGTCGTCGGAGCCGGTGTCCACCATCAGCAACAGGTCGGCGTCCTTGGCGGACTCGGCCCATCGTTCGATCTGCTTCGCTTCGTTGAGAACTGGGGTGTAGACGGCGACGGTTGGCCTGCTCATTCGGCGGCCTCGTAGGTCGCCTGGAAGATGTCGGGCTTACACGGATAGAACTCGCCCGCCACGCCCTTGATGATCCAGTCACCGATGTCGGCGGTCATCTCGCCTTCGAGCGTCTTGACGATCATGCAGACAGGACCGGGGTCAACTTGGTGGAGTCGGAACAGCACGTTGTGCTCGTACATCCATCGCCACAGGTCGCCGCCCTTGTTGTCATTCCAACTGGCTGGTGCCTCGCCGTCTTGGTAGCAACCGAACTGCATTGCTTCGATGACGACTGGTTTCTTGCGGTATTTGGAGGGACCCATGAACCTGAGTCTACGACACGAGAGAGAGCGGCGATGCGAATGTGGCCTTCTGGCGACGTTTCTGCAACTCGGTGATCGCGAACACGAGAGCGTCCACCCGGTCAGGCGACTTCGAGTTGCGGTCGCTGGGCACCCACTCGGTCATCTGCGCTTCGAGATCCTCGAACACTTCGACGTGGTGAATCTTGCCCTGCTCGTACATGCCGACGACCGGCTCGGCGCGCAACTCTTTGCCACGCGCTGAACGTTGTTCGATGATGCGACCGTCGATCCCAGAGTTCCGCATGTTCGAGATCACCATGTCGGCACCGAAGTTGACCTCCGCCACGTAGGCGTCAGCGTCCCACTTCTCGTACATCGACTCGGCCGCCTTCGCCCATCCGTGTGGGCTGTAGTGGCCGGAGCGGTCCTCCAGGACGTACGACTGGTTGTCGATCGAACCGGCGACGATGATCCCTGTTTCGTCGGCGCTCGTCTTGGATGAACCGGCGGGGTCGATCGCGACGATGATCCGGTCGAACTCGGCGGGACCCGGCGTGACCCGGTGCTCTTCGATCATGTCCCAAGTCCACAGCGCGCCCTCAACGTCGGTGAGCATTTCGCCGTGGAGTTCCTGGCGGCCGAGCCGGGTGCCTTCGTACCGGGCGATGACCCGCTCTGCGAACACAGGCGACAGGTTGTCCAGGTTGGCGTACGTCGAGACGGTGACCGTGCGAGTGCGTGGATCAGCGAGCAGTTCCTTCATCCAGGGGCGCGACTTCGGTGTGGTCGTGACGAGGATGCGCGGGCGAGCGCCGAGGCGCAGACCGAACAGCAGGTTGTCCCAGCATTCCTGGACGAGGGGCCAGTGGGCGGCCTCATCGAGCCAGGCGAAATAGTGCTCGGGACCACGCAGGCGGTCAGGTTCCTCGGCGGAGAACAGGGTGCCGACCGAGCCGTTCGGCCAGGTGAGACGCTTCTTCGACGGCTCGTAGAACGGGCGATGATCAGGCGGCGCAATGGTGAGGATGCCGGACTCGCCTTCGAGCATGACCTCTCGTGCGTCGGTGGAGGTACCCGCCACGAGAGCGATACGAGGCAACTTCTTCGTGGCGCGATGAACGAACTCTGTGCCGCAGCGTGTCTTGCCGGTGCCACGTCCTGACATCTGGTTCCAGACCAACCACTCCGTGTCGGTCGGCGGGCGCTGGTCGGCTCGGGCGTGATGCCAGTCCCAGTCACCGTGAGGGCTGCCGTTGCAGATCGGGTTCGGGCAGTAGAACGGTCGCCATTCCTTGGCGGTCCGTTCGCGCAGCGCCTGCAACGCTTTCTCTTGGGCGGCTGGCGTCCATTTCTTGTAGGCGTCTGTCTCGACTGTCACTTCAACCATCCCTCGATCTCTGAGGCGGGAACGCCGTCTCGCAACATCTTCTCACCGATGGCACGGCGGAAGAAGGTGCCGATGTTCGTGTCGAGCGAATCGGTGTGCTGTTTCATGCGCCGCCACAACACGATCGACACCCGGCAGGTGGCTTGCCCGAAACGAGGAACGCCCTTCATTGCCTCAGGCTTGTTCATCCCGATCGAGTCCCGCTTCCACATACGGGCCGACTTCGGGTCCTCTTCTAACAGCAGGTCGTCCAACCAGTCGTCGTCAGTCGTCCCAGCCATCGCTCTCGTCCTCCACGATGTCGGCGTCGATGATGTCGGGTTCCTCCAGCGCCTGGCGGGGAATGGCATGACCGACCATCGTCGCCACCCACTGATCCAACTCGGTCTGTGTCGGTGTGTGGATCGTGACTTCGGTTGGAGCGTCGAGTCCGTACAACTTGATGCGCCGGTCGATGACGGTGACGGCGGCACGCACCGCGATGATGTGTTCGGTGTGTTCGGTGTTGGTCGCCTTCTCCATCAGGCCGACCAGGAGTTCATCGAGGCGGGCCGCTTCAACACGGCGCATCTCGTCTCGTTCTTCGGTCATCCCTTCGCCCTGCGTGGCGAGTTCTCGTGACACGAGAGTCAGGGCGGCACGGGGACTGGACAGCCCGAGCGTCATGGCGATGTCCTCGTACGACGTTCCGTGGACCCGGAGTTGCACGGCGGCTGCACCCATTCGTGCCGGTGCGTTGGCGATGGTGTCGGTCATGCGTTCACATCCTCGCGAATGTCAGCACCAACGCTGCCCGTCTCGACCCGCACGAACTTGCGTAGCGCCTCGCACACCACGTCGTTGAGCGTCAGGTGGCGGCGGGCTGCGACCCCCACGGCCGCACGGTGCAGGTCAGCGGGGATGCGGGTTGTGTGCTGGACTCGGACGCCCTTGTGTGGCTGCGGCATGCGTCCAGTATGGCACCAACCTGAGTCTGACTACAGGAATCCACCGACACGCAAGCACTCGTCTACCTCGTCCATGTTGATTGAAGGGTTGCACCAGCCGGACACGAAGTGGTCGGTCGGCTGGCGGCGCAGGCCCCGCAGGCGGTGAGCGCCGATGGGGACGGCGTACACGATCTGGCGTTGGTCGGCAACCACGATGCCTTGATCGCGGAGCGCCGCGCTGGCGGCGTGGTGTGTCCCGGCGTGAACGATGAAGCGTGTCTCAGCGTCGATCTCGACCGGGGTGATGAGCGTGGCGAGGGTGCGCATCGAACTGGTGGCGTCTCGGGCCGCCTCAGCCACCGTCTGGAAGGCGCGCTTCACTTAGGCCTTCCCTTCTGCACGATGAGCCAGAACCAGCCGAGAAGGGCGGTGATCATGAGTCACAGGTTTACCTCTTCGGGGTCGGGATGTCGTTCACCCCAGCGGTCGGTAAACCTGAACACAGCGGCGACGATCACGACAGAGCCGAAGATGCCGAGCGCGGCGTTGTGGTACGCCTGGTACCTGTCGTTGTCCCACCAGTCGTCCGTGACGAGGAGTATGAGGTAGATCGCAAACCAGTTCTGGAACGCCGACCGCTTGAACAGCCACTTCATTGCTGGCTGCGCTCGATCATCTCGGACAGGGCATGCACGATCGCCAACTGCGAGTGGGCACGTGACCGGCCGGGTTCGCTATCGACCAACTCGTCCGCCTTTATCATGTGCCGGTATCGGGCGTCTGCGTGGGTGTCGGGATGGATGTGGGTCATTCGGGTACCTTCTCGACTTGTAGTGCGTACATGCCAGGTTTGGCGTTAGCGGGGCGGGTGATATCCGATATGTCGCTACCGTCGACGATCCATGTCGATGTGTGGCCGACGACCATCCGTGGCGACGTCTGGTCATGGATCGAGGTGTATTCACTATCCACAATCGGCATCACCTTGCCTACAGCGGTCACCGTCGCAGCGTGGACTTGTCGGCCAGGGGTGCAGTTCTTCGTGCATAGCCAGTCGCCTAGGTCGGAAAGGTCTGTGCTTTGGTAGTGGTCGCCGTCACAGTCCACCATCAGGTCGATACGGGGTTTCCCGTAACCGTCGCACTCCCCACAGTCAGCCGCTACGTATGCGTATTCGCTGGACACGTCCACGTCATCTAGATCGTCAACGTTGGCGGCTGCTCCGTCACCCTCACACGTAGCACAGGGCACGGTAGCAGCAACCAGGTCAGCGGGCGGGTGAGGCGCTAGATATTCACACATCATTTGATGGGTGGTCTTGCCCCTCTCGATCCCAACCGAGGCACATGCCGCCTCAAGCGTGAGCATGTCTGATACGTGTGGCTGTTTGCCCTCCCCCACGATCCAGGCGTTGCCCGACTCGTTCAACAGGGCGATCACGTCGCGGGTTACGGTGATGTTCATTCGGACACCTTCTCGACTTGTAGTGCGAACATGCCAGGATTGGCGTTGGCGGGGAGGGTGATCTGTCGGGTTATCGACCGCCCTATGTCGTCGCCCCGTTTGTAATGCGCTCGCCATGTGGGGTCGGTTGGCGAACCGATGGCGATGAACTCGTCGAGGCTTGCGACCGCTTTCTGATCGTCCCAAGCGATGATCGGCACCACCTTGCCTACAGCGGTCACCGTCGCAGCGTGAACGAGGCCGTCGTCACATTGGCCGCACAGGAAATCGGAGAACTCACATTCGGGGCACCCCACCATCATGTTGAGGCGGGGTTTCCCGTTGTGACAGTCGGGGCAATCTTTCGTTTCCCAGAACGACCCATCGGTCAACAGGACATCCGTTATCAAGACCGCAGTGCCCTTGCACGTCGCACACGGCTCGGTGGCGGCAAGGAAGTCAGCGGGCGGGGCGGGATGCTGCTCGGGTGGGAAACCACACACAGCGCAGCGGTGGTCGGCCTGGCCGGTCGGAAACGAGTGCCCCTCCCCCACGATCCAGGCGGGGCCATCGTTCAACAGTTCAATCACGTCGCGGGTTACGGTGTAGTTCATTCGGGCACCTTCTCGACTTGCAGTGCGAACATGCCTGGCCGGGCGTTGGCGGGGAGGGTGATGCGGCAAGGCACTTCATTCGGAATGAAGCGGTACCAGTCTCCGTTATCTGCTCGACCGACACACGGCCCCCTAGATAGCAAGGCGGATAGGTTGTCC